ACGAATACCTTCGGTGAAGTAAACCATCTGTTCACCGAGTTTGGGCACTTTCACGGGGAACTTGCCGCGGTGACCGGCCCACAGGGTGCGGTTGCTTGCACGCTTGAAGTTCAAGATGGCCTGCTCGGCAATGAGGCTCTGGGTGAAGGGGATGTGCTTCTTCTGAGCTTCAAAGTAGTCAGACACCACTTGGTTCATGCCTCGCTTCTGCAGATACACGATGGAGGGACGCGGCACAATCAGGTCGGGGTCCACTTCCTTCTGGGTCTCATACATGGCGTTGGCAAGCAGTTTCACCTTGCTGCCGGCAGGAATTGCAGGGGTGGTGCAGAAGGTGTCATCCTTGGTGGCCTTGGGGCCGTTGACGGCACGCACCACGGGGTTGTTGGTGGTGGTGTCACGACCTGTGACGAAGAGCATAAGGCTCTTGCCGGGTGTTACGGTTTGGCCGTCGGGTGTATAGCCGTCGACGTCAGGCACCAGCAGGGTGTGATAGTCGCGCGGAATGTCTTGGTCGTTGGCGTTCAACGGAAGCACGAACTGGGCCGAGTTGCCTTTGGCTACGGCGGTGTCGGTGGTCAGGGTGGCTCGCTGCTCGTCAATCATGAAGTGCTCCACCTCGGGGGAGTTGACTTTCACTTTGCGCTTCGCGGTGAGCATCAGCGACATCAGCGCAGTGTCTTCGCTTTGGAAGCGGAAAAGCTGGCTGTCGATGTCGCTCTCAATGAAATTGCCGGGGCCAATGCCGCCGGTGGCGCTCGCTGCGGTGCTCACGGTTGTGGATTGCCCCGGGGCTTGCGATTGTACTCCGGCTGTGCCGGGGGAGGTCGTCACGGCCTGGCCGCTGCCTACTTGTACGGTTTCTTGTGCCATAATTTAGTTTGTGTTTGATTTGTTTTTTTAATTGTCTGTTGTCACCATGTTGCCCGGTGCAATGCCTCCGGTGGCCGCTGATAGGTTTCCTACCGTAGTTGCGCATCCCGGTAGCTGACTCCTCAGCGCTGCTCTCCCTTTGGTCGGTCGCAATGGTCTGTCTGCAAATTCAATGTGCTCTGCCATTATGCTTCGCCGGCAATGTCAAAGATGCTTCTTCCGCTCTTGGGTGCCGCCGGGGCATTGTTGGCCCCTGCCAATGCCGGAGTGCCGTCGCTGCGCTTGGGCTTGCGAAGGGTGGCCTCCACTTTGGCGTTCTTGCCGCGAATTTCCCCCTCCTCGGCTGCCTGAATCATGTCGGTGTCGTGGTTGATGGCCTTCAGCGCCATGTCGATGGTCTCGGGCTTGATGATGCCAATCACGGCGTCGTTGGTCACTTCCTTAATCCAGTCGGCGGCGGCGTCAATTTGTTCGTCGCTCAGACCGCGCTCTTGCTGTTTCTGCTCAAGCATCGCAAGTGTGGTCTGCATGTTCTTCTTCCACTCTTCTTCGAGTCCTTTCTGCTTGGCCATGCGATCCACATACTCTTTGTTGCTGGCAGCAAACTGCTCCATCTTCGAGGGATCCTCCAGGAGCTCTTTCACACCGTCGATGCCGATGCGGTTAATCAGACTAACCCAGGGGTCTTTGCCCTGCGCCATGTCTGTGATAAACTGCGCGCTGTTGCGGTCTTTGTTAAACATGTCAACCAACTTCCCTTCGCGCTCTGCGTAGCCGTTCAGTTTGTTGTCATATTCGTCATAATCGTCATTGATTTGGCCGAATAAGGCCTCATCATCGGCATACTCCTTGTCGGGGTACTTCTTTTTCAAGCGCTCCCCAAACTGGTCGCGCTTGCTCTTAACTTGCTTATCCTCAGCCATAATCGTTTTGTCTGTTTTTAGCGGTAACTTATTATATCCACAAAGTTACACCCACTCCCACCCTCTTCATCTTTATCTTTTGACTCACTTTCCATATCTTTACTATCAGATTAACACCTTATAAGGGCTCCATCATGAAATATTACGGCTCCATCCTGTCTTTCACAGGCGAACGCAATGCCGCTTTACTTAAAGCTTATCGCACGTGTGTGGCTCAAACACCCTACATTCGCCTTGATGAGGTTGGTGAGAAAATCGTCAACTCTCCTTCTCCACGCTTCTGGGTCTCCGATGAGCGGGCCACTGCTGTGGTCTCCGCCATCATGCGCGGCCTCCCCGTGCTCGACACCATGCGCCCCACCAAGCGCGAAATGTTCTTGGAAATCTATCGTCGCGCCATGGCGCTGCGCCAGCTGCACCCTCAGCGCTGCTTGTTGGAAATCATCTCCGAGGTGGTCAATTCGCCCGCGCCGAAGTTCTACATGGAGCCATCTTCCGCTCTGGAGCGCCTGTTCAAAATTCGCAACGGATTCTACGACAATGGACAAAAGCGTTAGCCACCTGCTTGCCGAAAACGACCGCCGTCGCCTGACAATATTCGCAGGCTTCAACCCCATCACGGGTGAAGGCTCCGTGGGGGAGCGCACCGCCGTCTCCATCCCCGACTTCCCCATGCCCCGAATGTGGCTCCCAAACTCCATGATGGGCAACAGTTTCATCAAAGAGCTTATTCGCTTCAAGGGCATCGACGGACTGCTTCACTCCATGGGTGTGGAGCACCCCGAGGCTGACGATCGAGAAGCGGTGCTCGACCGCTTTGTGCGCCTACGCTCGCTGCACGACTTCCCGTTTTGGGCCGCCTCGTTTGTGTATATCAAAAACAAGGAGGTGGGCCAACCCGACTGCCTCTTCCGACTCTCTTATCCGCAACGCAAGTTCGTGGAGATGCTGGAGTCTATGCGTCTGGCCAACAAGCCCATTCGCATTATTCTGCTGAAGGCACGCCAATGGGGCGGCTCCACCACTTCGCAGCTCTACATGGCTTGGCTGCAGCTGGTGCATCGCACAGGCCTCAACTCGCTAATCGTCTCCAACTACAACAAAGGTTCCGAGACTATCAAGGGAATGTTTAAGCGCATGATTGATGCCTATCCCGTGGCTATGCTGCATGAGGTGGGGGAGGTTTACTCCGAGAATGAGGATAAGCTCGTGGGCGTTGGCCGCTCCGGCCTTTCTCAGCTCGTGCCGCAACGCAATGCCACCATCTCAATCGGCTCTGCCGAGTCTCCCGACTCGTGCCGTGGTGGCGACTATGCCCTGGTGCACCTCTCCGAGGTGGGCCTGTGGAAAGCTACGGATGGCAAAAAGCCCGAGGATATTGTGCGCTCGGCCTGCTCGGGTGTGCTGCTCCGCCCCTACACGATGATTGTCTATGAGTCAACGGCCAATGGCGTGGGCAATTTCTTCCACACTGAATATGTGGCGGCCAAAGACCCGCAGGTGAAGTCGCAGTTCTATCCGTTGTTCATCTCTTGGCTCGACATCGAGCTCTATCAGATGCCCTTCGAGTCCCAGCAGCAGCGCGCGGAGTTCGCCTCGTGGCTCTATGCCAATCGCCTCAACCCGTCGCCACCTTCCGACCGCGAGGAGCCCGGCAAATATCTGTGGTGGCTCTGGACCATTGGGGCCACTCTCGAGGGTATTCATTGGTATGTTGAGGAGCGTGCCAAGTATCACGACCACGGCTCCATGGCTTCGGAATATCCCTCCGACGACATTGAGGCGTTTGTCAACTCAGGCTCCGCCGTGTTCGACCAATACGCTGTGGAGGCGCTGCGCCCCACCACTACGCAACCGCCTCGCTACGTGGGCGACATCTATGCCTATGGCGACGAGGGAGAGGATGCCCTGCGCGACCTGCGCTTCAAAGCCGACTCTCAGGGTCTGCTCAATGTGTGGAATCTCCCCGACCGACATGGCCCCAACGACACTGAGGAGGTGACAGACCGCTATCTGACGGTTGTCGATGTGGGCGGCCGCTCACACACGGCCGACTGGTCTGTCATCGTGGTCTTCGACCGCTTGCTGATGATGGATGGCGGTAAGCCCTCTGTGGTGGCACAATGGTATGGCCATATCGACATGGACTTGCTGGCTTGGAAAGCGGCTCAGATTGCGTCGTTCTACGACAATTCTCTGCTCGTTATCGAGTCTAACACTCTGGAGACTCACGACCGCGAGCGCCAAGTGGATGGCGACCAATCATCCGCCATCCTCAATCAGATAAAGGATATCTACCCCAACCTCTATGCACGCAAGCAGTCGGAGGATGCCGTCATGCAGGGACTGCCTGTGCGCTACGGCTTCCACACCAACGTGGCCACCAAGCCGATGATCATCTCCACTCTGGTGAAGGTCATCCGTGAGGGCCTCTACGTGGAGCGTGACAAGCGCTGCATTGATGAGTTTCTCAACTATGAGCGCAAACCCAATGGCTCTTTCGGCGCTAAGGCCGGCACTCACGACGACTTGCTGATGACTCGCGCCATTGGTCTACACATCTGCTTCTACGAAATGCAACTGCCGCAAGTCGTGGCTCGCGGCAGTCAGTCTCTAATCTATACTCCAAAGGTTATTTCAGCAGCATCTTTCTAACTTGCTTGCTGTTGCTGCTGTTGCTGCGGACTGATGTCGCCGCCTCCTTGCATGGCGCCTTGCAGCTGCCCCACGGCCTGCATATTCGCTCCCTGCTGCGCCTGTGCAAGCAACTGCGGGCTGACGCCCTCCGGCACCTGCCCTTGCGCCAATTGCTCTTTCTGCGACTGCAAGCTCTGAAGCATCGCGTCGGCAAACGGGAAATTGCCAAATTGCAGAAGTTGCTCCAGGCTGATGGCCTGCCGTTGCCACAGCTGCATCAGAAAGTCGTTGGCCATAGCTCTATATGCGGGCGTGGCCTGACTTGGCACGATGCTCAGATCAAACTCTACGTCTCTGATTGTGCCGGGGTCATATTCCACCTGCACTCCTGCGCGGCCCGCTATGTTGAAGGTGCGCTTGTCGTCGTAGAATTGCTGGATGTTCTTCACGTCTTTGTAGGCGGCATCTCTGATAAATTCGTTGAAGCTGTCAAGCAAATCCAGCAGGCTGGTGGTGGCGTTCTGCGTCTGCTGGCTGTAGAGGGCGGCGCTCATGCCTGAGTAACCGGGTTTGCCCTGCAGGGCGCCGTTCACGCCCGAGATATCTTCAAAGAACTTCAATTGCAGGTTAAGCAGCTCATTGATGCCGATATTTGTTGAATTGGCTGAAATCTGTTTGGGTACTTCGCGGCTCTTGCTCGGTGTGTATAGGAGCACGCCGTTTGGCATACTCCATGTCTCGGCAAACTCTTCGGGGCTCATCCCCTTGGGAATGCTGTCGGTGGGTATCATCAGCACACCCTTGGCCGTGCTGCGCATTATCCAATCGTAGAGGGTTATCAGGCGGTTGGTGTAGCGCTGTTGGTCTATGACGTCGCCCACAAAGCTGTGTATCTCGCCGTCGATAAACGGATAGGCCTTAAACACGTAGGGGTGGCTCTTGTGAGCATAGGGCGTCTCCCCCTCGTTGAGGATGTCGCCGAAGGGGGTCAGATAGTAGAAATACCAAAAGGAGTCCACAAACCATTCGGCATGTATCAGCGGTATCTCTTCCGCCGGCATCCCTGCGGCCAAACCCTGCTGCAGGCGGTTGGCGTTCTCCTCTTCCACCATCTCTTTATAGTCTTCAATGTCAATCTTGTAGGCGTCGCCGTTGTTGTAGTCGTGACACCAATAGCGCGGCTTGGTCTCCTTGCGCCACACTTCTATGACTCTGCACATGCTCTCGTCTCTCGGCACAAGAAAGTCCATCTCCGGGTGGTCGGAGTAGCCAAACTGCTCCCACGCCTGTGTGAGCACGGCCTTCTCGCGGGCACATCTGTAGATCTCCGCAAGTTTGGCATAGTCTTGCGGCGTCTTGGCAAATTCGTGCACCACGTCCTCGAAGCTCACGTCGTGGATTTCTCCCACGCAGTTGCAATCCCACGTGCGGAAGTCTCTCATGTGGTTGTCGATAAAGAAGTTGTTGGGCTGCACATACTCTGTCCAGCAATCTTCCTTGTCGTTGAGCTTCCCAAACCATTTGCGGTGCACAATCATGCCGGATATCAGAAACTCTTCCATGGTGCGCGCATAGAGTTCGGTCATGCGATTGAGCTGCATGTTATATTGCAACATGGTGCTCATCGTCTCGGCAAGCTTCTGCTCGTCGCGGTCGCGTGCATAGCATGTCGGCTCGGTCGATTGGCTGCGATACACGCCTATGACGTTTCTCACCAATCGCCTGATGAGGTTGTTCTTCAGCGGAATGCTCCCCTGCTTCATGATATACTGCTCTTCGGTCATCTTCACGCCGTTCACACACACGATGTCGCTCCACTGATCCCCGTAGTTGTAGCGCTTGTTGCGCTCACGGTCTCTGCGAAAACGTGACATGTTATGATACAGCGTCTGTGCCTGTAGCAACACTTCGGTGGCTCGCCGCATCTCGCAGCCTTGCGCCATGGAGCGGGCAATGCTGTTCATCTCCTCGTTGCTCGCCGGCTTTACTTTGCTTAGTCTATTCAGTTTGATCATTGTCTGCCTATGGTTTGGTGTCGAGGGCAAAATTAATCACCCTCGACACTCTCTCAACTTTATCTCTTTACTTGCTTGCGCCTTCCCCGGGGTGCATCTTCCAATATCGGTCGATGAAGTCGCTCCAGATGTCCATCACTTCATCCTGCAAATCGCTCTGACGACCCGGGTCGGTGGCCTGAAGGGCCTTCACCATGCCGGCACGATATTTATCGATGGTCTCGGTGATGAGCTGCGCTTCTTCGGGAGTCTCTGCGTCAAACAACATTCCGCTGACTTTCGCCAGGTTGGTGTTCATCTGCTCAAATCTCCTATAGAGGCTGAAGTCCGGGTCGGCCTGCACCTCGGCAAATTTCTCTGCGCCGCGAATGTAGCCGTTGGGCTTCTTCATCTCGGCACGCGCGTCGCTGACTCTCTTGGAGATGGCGTCGTGGCGCGCCTTCATCTCGCCGTAGGCTTCGAGCACGCTGCTGTCGCTCTGAGCCGCCACGCGCTCTTTGATGAGCTTCTTGGCGCCGGCCTCATACTTCTCGATGCGCGCTTCGTCATCCCAGCTCCACGGGGCCAACGGGGTGCCTCGCATCACTTTGTAGGTGGCATAGCGCTTGGCCAACTGCTTGGGCGTGTACTTGCTCGCTTCCTCGCCGCTGAGATCCACCTCGTCAAAGTAGATGTTGTCCAACTGACTCTGCGGCACCTGCAACACACGCATCACAAACAGGGCGGTCTCGTGGCTCAGCTCGGGGTCATCGCCGCAAGCGTCCATGATGGCCACGGCGGTGTCGGTGATGCTCTGAGGATTCATGCCGATGCCCGACTGCACTATGAGGTTTATCAAATCGTTGGTGGCTTCTGCTGTCTTCGAGCTTCCATACTTTTTGATAATGGCATTGATGTCGCTCGCTATAGGCATATCCTTGGTGAGCTGATTGGTGTTCCACTCTCCACTCGCGGCCATATTGCCAAAGGCACTCATCACGTCACCACCTGTCAGACCTTCAACGCTGCCAAAGAGGGCGTGCGTCAGCGCGTCGTCCCACATCTTCTTCTTATCGTCATCATTGTTGCCAATGAAGAGATATGGCAGATATGGGCCGAGGTTCCATACCAACTGTATGATATATCCGAAAGTGGCCGTGCGTATCACGTCTTTCTTCAGCTGGCGATTGAAGCGCTTCTTGGCGGCTCTGTATGCCTGCTGAGCCTTTTCTTCCGGTGCGTCGTCGGGGTTCAGCTCCCAGTCGCGAAGTATCTGCTTGGCCATGAAAGCAATGCTCTTTTGGCGCTGCCCGGGCGTGAGGTTGCGCTTCAGATTGCGCAGGGCGTCATACTCTTGGCGAGTGTACGACATAGCCGAGTTACGGAATACGGTCCACATCACGCTGGCCCACGACCTATCCACTTGCAGCGTGCTCAGGAATGGCGCCTCACTCGACTGCTGCGTCTGGTTGTAGAGAATGGTGGCGTCTTGGCGTGCCCGCTTTTCGGCCATCTCTTTGGGGTAGCCTTCGCGGAGATATTGCTTGAGGCGTGTTTCATATATGGCTTTGGCACCGATGCTCACGGTCACGGCATCGACAAACGCGTTGGGAGTCATACCCACGCGAGAGGCAAGTTCCATCGCGCGGCTGCGCCACATCTTCCAATCCATCTCCGATTTCAGCAGGCGCGGGTCGCCGCTTATTCTCGAACGCCAACGCTCACGGAATATCGGCAGATTCTCCAGACACCACTTGAAGGAGGCATACGGATTGGCTATGCTCTTGGCTATGCTGGCCGTGCTCACTTCCGAGGCATAGGCCGGGGCCGAAAGCATCTGCTTCAATGCCGTGAATATTCTGAAGCTCACTTTTGCCGCCGTCACGCCTTTGCCAATATTCACCATGGTCTTGTCGAGCTTTGCCACCGGTGGGCGATATTCGCCTGCTGCCAGCTTACATATGTCATTGAAGTTCTCCCACAACTGACGGCCGCCTCCATAGACTGCGGTCATGTTTATCACCTGGTTGCGGAAGCGCTTGTAGGTGCGTAGGGTGTTCAGGTCGCGGTTCCATTCGGCAAAAGCGTTCCAATGCTCCATCTCGGTAACGTGGTCCAAAACCACGTTCAGGGCGTCAGCACCGGTGATATCCAGTGCCAAGTTGTTCACTCGGCGTTTGATGATGCTGCCTGTGCGAGTGGTGATGCCGTCGGAGCGGTTGCTGTTGTTCACATCTTCCTCCTTGTCGGTTCTTGCATTGGCAAGTATCTTCAATGGGAAGTAGTTCTCAATGGCTGCCATCGACGCGCCAAACACGCGCTTGTGCGTTTCGTTATACCCGTTGCGGGTCTCAACCAGAAACTCCTCCTGCAGCCAATCGCCAAGCTGCTTCATGCGGGGATCCAACGCGCTCTCAATGCGCGCCATGTCATCTTCGGTGATGCCCATTCGGCGGAGCTTCATGCGGCCGTCGGCCATCTTATCCACCATGTAGATGTAGAGCAGATTCCCCTGCGTGAGCTCATGCTCGCGCATCTCGCCGCCATCCATAAAGCTGACGGTGGCCTTCGGCAGACTGCCCTCCTTGCGGATGATGCTGCCCCAAGTGGCGCCCTTGCCAAAGATTTCTGCGGCTTTGGCATCGAGTTGAGCAAACTTCTTTTCGATGCCCGTCAGCTCCTGCTCGCGGCAGTCGTTCCAGCCTCGCATAAAGCGGTTCCACAAATAGCCTTCGCCATTTGCGCTCTTGTTGCCAAACACTCGCAGCATCTGCTCAAACGTGCGCAGGGGCGCAAAGAAGAACTGTGCGAGGTCACCGTTCATCCACTTGTCTTTCCAGTCATCCTTGTGATGCTCGTTGCAGGGGCGCCCCTCCATGTCGCTGTTGGCAAAGTGGTGCACACGCTGCACGCGCTCCTTCTCCGCCTCACGAAATGCTTTTGCGTTCTCAATGCTCTCACGCAAGCTGTTGCTGATGCGCCCAACCAAGTTGAAGTAGGCTTCGGCACGCTCTATCTTGTTCTTGCGTATATTCTCCTGAATGCTCTCGGCAAATTGCTTGTAGGCCTCTGCGGTCATGCGGCCTGCATCTTTCTCCGCTTTGGCTTCCTTGAGCATCGAGCGCAACGTGTGCTCCTCATCTTGGCTCATCTTGATGTTTTGCACGTAGTCAAGTGCCAAGTCAAGTCCGGCATACTCCAACGCGGCTTGGTCGGCTATGGGCTTGGCGGGGTCGCTCATGTTGCTCATGGCCTCTTCCATGCGGTCATTGATTTCTGCTTCGCTGAGGCCCTTGGCTCGCTTCAACACCTCCATGGTGCGTTGGCCGTCTACGTCGAGCACACCCTGCACTTCCACGCCGGCGGCATCCACTTTGCTGCCGCGGATGGTCAGCAGCTGATTCATGGCGTTTTCGCCGTTGCGCAGCTGGTTGTTCACCATGATGTCCATAATCGCGTCGACGCTGCTTTGGAGGTTTTCGTGGCCTACGCTGTTTTTCACGGCGGAGAGCAGGCGCTGCATCTCGCCGTCTTTGATGTTGGAGAGGAGGCCGGTTTGCATGAGCACTTTGGCGAGGTCGGACACGCGTTTGACGGTGGCTTGGTCGTAGCGCTTCTGCGCGGCCATGGCCCGGCGCAGGCTCGTGAGGTTGCCGCCGATGGCACGCATGGCGTCGTTGCGCAGGGCGCGGTCGTCGCTCTGACGCTGGCTCAGACGGATGGCCGCATTGGTGATGCGCTCTTCCATCCCCACGCTGCCATCTTTCCAGATGTCGTCGGTCTCGCCCTCGCGATAGAGATATTTTTCTTCGGAAACCATTGGATTCTCAAAACTTTCCACTATCTTTGCAGCACGTTGCTGTTGAACGGTGCGGACGTCTGCTCCCTCAGGAGGAGTTAGATCCAGCCATTCAGCAGCTCGTTTTTTGTCTACGTACTTCAAGTTGTCTTTGCCAAAGTCGCTTTTGTCGGTGTTCATCTCGGCGAGTACGCGCTCAATGTCCTTGCCGTGCACGCTTGCAATCTCGTTCACTTCCACCTCGCGACCATTGCGCTCAAGCTTCACAGCCACCGTGATGCGCTGGTCGCCGCGCGGAATATTCGTGACCACAATCATCGACTTAGCCTTCTCGCCCCACGTGTAGACCATAATGGGCTTTTGCAGGGCTTCAGGCAGGTCTTGAATATCTTCAGCGGTTAGGTCATGTTTTGACAAATGAGACCTCAGGACTGCTTCGCGCAATATCAGTTCATCTGATTTCACACCGAGTTGCTTCAGCAGTGAAGGAGTGTGCCCCAGACTGATACGGCCAACCGACTCACCTTGTTCAACTTTTTGAGCGGCGCGGTTGAAGGTGGCGTTGACGCGTTGCAGCTCGGCACGCTCGCTTTGGGCGCGGTTGTAGTCGGCGCTCCCTTTGTCCAAGCCCAGCTCGCTGCGCTTGGCGGCGTCGCGGGCCATATCCACCATGTCGCCCTTGGAGGTGAGGCGCTCGTGGCTGCGCCACAGCATGTAGCGCAACTCGTTGTCGCCCAATGTCACCCACTTGGGCAATTTCATGCTCTCGAGGAAGCGGTTAATCACTTCCAGCACCTTCGTTTTGAGCTTCTGCCAGATGCTGCGCTCGGCTCGGGTGAAGTCCTCAAAGCCTTTCTCGCTCAGACGGCCAAACAGTTCGTCAACGGCTTCGCGACGGGCGCTCTCATAGCCGCGCTCGGGGTCTTTCATGAAGCGGCGCGTGGCGTCGCGCTCCACCTCGCCCTGCAGGTCATCCTTCAGGTGGTCGTAGACCTCGTCGCAGAAGGCGTCGTAGCGATCCTCGCCCACCATCTCGCGCAAACCTCTGTGGGCCACCACCTCGTGGAATACGGTCTCGGCCACGTCGGCCACGTCGCGGTTGTTGGGCAACACCACAATCACCTCGCCGCTCTTGGCGTCGAAGATGCCCTTGTTGCGGCGCATGGCGGCCTGCACTTCGGGGTCGCTGTGGGTCAGCTCGTTCAGGTCGGTGACGATGCGCATGGGCGTGTTCAGCTTCCGGGCCAACTGCTCGGCGTGCTCCTTCTTGGCCCCCTCCGACGTCTGCGCCATCCCCTGCTTCCACTCATCGCTTTCACGCTGACGCAGCTCCGTGTTCAGTTTCTCGGCCTCGGGCTTCATCATGCCTGAGCCGTTGTATTTGTCAGGTCTGGGCAGATGGCCGACATCGCCTGTTGTCAGATACTTCTGCAAGCCTTCAATAATCTCGCGTTGTCTTGTTGCATCCGCAATCTTATCGGGGTAGAACACCAGCTCAAGATAGTTCACTGACTCCCTATCCTTGAACTTCGACGGCGACAATTTAATCACTAAGCCAAGATTGTCATCAGCATGATTATGGAGCGCAAACGTTCTGGCATTCCCCTGGTGGTCGGCCACGCGCAACGACACATTGCCGTCTAAGTCGAAATATGCGCTCTTGTTCAGCGTCTGCTTCTTGTAGCCTAAACCACGGGCTATGCGATACAGGAGTTCGTGTGCGCCAAAGGTCTTGCCTGCGGCAATCTCTAAATTTAATTTCTCCAAGTTCTTTGCAAACTCGCGATTTTTCGCTACCTTTGCATCGACCTTGACCATGGGCGCATCCGCTTCGGCGATGGGCTGCCCAAGTCCGGAAGCTTCGCTTTTAGCGAGGCTTTCGTTATTTTTGGTCACCACCACGGCAGCGAGTCCCTTTGTGCCGGAGTTCTTCTCATTGGCAATCTCCACGCTGTAGCCGTCGCCAAGCTCGCTCTCCACCCATTCTTTCAACTCCGCAGGAGTGAAGAAACGTTGGTAGGATGCAATCTTGCCGTTGCGCTTCACAAGCACTTCACTCGGCGAGTCAAGTTCAATCTTATCCTTGATGCTTCTTTCCTCACCTGCACGACGTGTATTGATAAACATACGTCCGCCGTCGTTGAGCGCTGCCGCCATGTTGTGCAACACGTCTGCGCGCCAATCGTCGGGGATGACGTTCAGCACGGCATTGCTGATGATGTAGTCATACTTCTTGCCAATCTTATCGTAGCTGTCGTAGGTGGCCGGATTGTTAGCCTTGCGCTCTTCGCTTTGATACGGCTCAACATCTTCGATATTGAAGCCGCGGCCACGCAGGTCGGCAGTGCCATAGCCCATGCCGCTTGATGCGTCGAGCACCGACACGTCTTTGCCGAGGTTCTTCTCAATCCAATCGCCAACTTTATTGTAGGTCTTGCGCGTGCCCTCCACTTGTGTAGAATGCTTGCCGCTGTCGGTGGTCGTGCCATCCAACCAATTCGGATAGTCGCGCTCAATCTCCTTTGATGTGCGGAAACGGATCCCTTCGTTGATGGTGCGGCCATCCTCTGCATCATACCTGCTGGCAAAGTCGGCGTTTTTCTCGCCTCTTTCTTCCTGACTTTCAGAATTTTTTCGTACCTTTGCACCATCAAAGTCTTCAACACTCATGCGTGCGCCTTCTGGCGTGTTCCCTTCGGGGCTGGAAGCATTGGTGATTGAGGGCTTTCTTTTTGAATAAAAGTTTACAAAGGTTTCTACTCCGTTCTTGTAGTCGGTAGCCACTATATAATCTACTCCGTTAATGTTTGCGGAATACGTTATGCGTTTCTGATTTTCAGGTTTAGCAGAGCGCTCACCTGTTCTGAGAATGTCAGGCAACAGCAGCAAGTCTTCAGGTGTGATGTAGCTATCCTTAGTGCCGTAGTGGCGATAGATGCTGTGCTTGGTGCCGGCACCGCCTTCGCTGCCTTGGCGCATGATGATGGTGCGGGCGCCATCTTCGCGCTCCACTCTCAGGCGGGTGTTGTCGCGCTCGCCTGTGAAGGCGTCAACCACGGCACGCTGATTGTCGTCAAGCTCCACGTCTTGCAGCTGCGCCTTGATCTCCTTCATGCGTCGCGGCACACGGCTACCCATGGCGCTCTTGTCACCAAGCATCTTTTCGAGCACCACCTGGTCTTCGCGGGCCACGTCCTCGGTGTCGATGGCCAACGATGTGCGGCGCTCCTCGGCGGGCATCTCCAGACGCGACTGCACGTTGCGAGACTCCACTTCGCCGGCCAAGTTGCGATATTGAGCATAGGCGCTCTTAAACTTCTCGCAGTCGTCAACCATCTTCAGAATGTCGTCGTAGCCAAATGTCTCGGCCACCATGTTGAGCGACATCCTATTGTTGTCGAGCACGCTCTTGCCGTTCTCCGTGGGGCGCTCCAGCGCTTCGCGAAGGCCCTCGGGCGTAAATTCCACTTTGCCGCCTCGGGTGAGCTCGCCGTTGGTGGCCACAATCATGTCGTGCATCGCTTTCTCGGCCGAATCCTCATAGTAGCTGTCAACATTGCCACCCTTGGCAAAGCCTTCAAAATATTGGATGGTGTGTTGCACCTCATGGTTCAACACCGACTCCACTTGCTCCAAGCCTAAATCCTTGTGGATGGAGATGTCCATCAGGTCGCCGCTGTAGCCGTCGAAACGTGTCAGGCCGCGTGTGCCGCTTCCCAGATCCTCAACGCGCACGGGCAGGTTGCGCAGCTCGGGATAGGCATCAAACAGGCCGTTGTCCTCGCTGATGAGTTCGCCCAAGCGCACTTGTCCTTCGTCGGCCAACTTCCATTTGTTGCGCTTTTCGTAATATTCCGACTCAATCTTGTTGCGCTCATTCAGGAGCCGTTTCAACTGCTTGTCTATCTCCTTAATCTTGGCCTTCTGCTCAGGGGTGCGGTTGCGGCCCGGGAAGCCGTCACGCACTCGCCACAAGCCCTCAATCTTGCCCTGCAGGCGTCTCTGCTCGTTGTAGAGTTTCTCCACCTCTTCGCCCAGAGCATAGGCGCGGTCTTCGGGCATCGACTCTTGCTTGACGCGGAAGTCTGCCGTCTCGTAGCGCCACTTGCCGTCGGCGCCGCGCTCCCAGCCGGTGGCCATCTTGATGGCTTTGGCGTCCTTCTCGGCCTGCTCCATCTCGCGGGCCACTTTGAGGTTGTCCAAGCGCGCAGTCCCCTCTTCGTGGGCGTCCAAACGCGCGGCCCCCTTCTCGCCGATAAAGCGCAAGCGAGTGTCGCCACCGCTCAGCCCGGCAATAACATCTTTCACCGGACGCTTGAAACCGATAATCGGGTCGATGAAGTAGACCTCGCCGTCGGCGCCAAGCAGCGCATTGTCGCCCGTCACGTCGGTGACTGTGACATATTCGTTGCCGTAGGTGTAGCGGCACTCGGGCTTCAAACCACGGCGAGCCAATGCCGCCTCGATTTGAGCCTTGGTGGGCACGCCATAGGATTTCACAAATTTCTGCGACAGCACCATGCGCACGTCGCCGTCGGCGTCGCTGATGCCCTCAAACTTGTAGCGCGTTTCGGGGAATAGCAGGTTGTGAACCACGTGCTCATAGATGGCATCCTCGGGTTGCACACCATGCTTCATCGGGGCCTTGGCGTAGGGATTTTTCACCTTATACACCATGCCCGATTCTTGGTCTATGTAGACTTCGCTCTCGCCCGAGGGCTTCTGCTTGCGCTCGCCCAAACGTGAGACTTCCTCCTGCGTGAGATAACGGCCGTTATCCTTGGCGGTCTTTACCAGCCTTTCGGATTCCGCTGCGCGTCGATCTCTCTCGCTATCCCCTGAATCTCCATGACGTTCAGTGGCCAGCCCCTCTTCAAGCACTCGTATATCGCTTCGGTCGCGAGCGAGTGATACTGCTTGGGCTCGTTCTTCAGCCACTCGGCTGCCGTCTGCTTGCCGTTCGACATCATTATCTCTTCCAGCGGTTTTTGCTCGTTCTGTTTCATTGGCTTTGTTCCTTTCTTCTTGCAAATTTAGTAAATTTTTCTCACTGCGGCGTAACAGATTCATCACATCGTTAAGCGACACCTTGATGCGGTCGCCAAACATCTTGCGCAGAATATCCTTCACCCATGCGGTGAACTTCTGCCAGCGGCTCATGTTGTTGTAGTGGCCGTCCTCGCCGCTAAAGGCCATAAACTCATCGGCGGCTGCACGTCGGGCGTTCTCATCGGCATAGAGCTTGGCCTGCTCCACCAGCGAAAGCTTCCGCAGATCTTCCACACTCATGTCGTTGGCATAGGCGAAAAATTCGCGACGCTCCTCGTCGGTCATCAGCTGCGACCACACGCGGTCGCACAGTTGGCCAAACTTCTCCTGACCTAACAGCTCACGCACACCCATGTGGATGCCTTCGTGGCGCATGCTGCGGCTCAGCTCATCCACGCTGGTGATGTTGGGCGCATAGACATAGGCTCGGCCTGTGGCAGGGTCATACCATCCGGTCACCTTCTCGCCTGCCTCAATGGCCTTGCGCTGACGGCTGCCACGCGGCAACTCCTCGAGCGAGTGCACCACCTCAACGCCCTGGCTCAGCATCGAAGCGGCTGCCTCCTCGCCCCGCTCCGTCGGCGCAACCCCCTCGCCCCGCCTAAAGAGCACCTCGCGCCCATCGTCTGTCTTTTGCACTTGCATCGTATCAAACAGACGGCGCAGCGGCTCACTAAACAGATTGTCAATTTCATCGTCGAAGGGATACGGGTAGCTGCCGCCGTTGTCGGCCTTCTCGCGCCATTGCTCAAAGGTCATGGAGCTGTCGCCCGAAAGCTTCTTCTGATATTCATAAAGCATCTGCTGATAGCGCTCCAGAGTGCCCGAGTCAGCGCCGCGCGAAAGAAAGTGGTTAGCCTCGCCTTGCTTGCCAAGTTCGCGGTTTACCCACTCTGCAAACAGGCGCGCTGTCTCCTCAATGGTGCTACCCCAATAGCTCGAACGCGAGTGGCGGTTGGAGCG